CTAATTTTCCTTGATCAGGAGGGGTTTGAGTAGTTGTAGACGTTCATGAAGTCGTACTTGAAGGTAACCGTAAGCGTGTGAAACTGGCTCTGAGCGTAGTTAAACTCAGAAGCTTCCCAAGAAGATGGATACACTCCGTAAAGCTCGATGGTTGAGTGAGGAGTTAAAGTGTTGTCCAGCATCACAACTTCAACTTTGTCTGCCTTGAACGTAACTCCTGCTTGACCTCCAGGCTGGGCACTCTTCGTCATCTCACCAGTGACAGGATCATAGGTGTGCTTGAAGAAGCGGAACAGATCAGAAGCGGTCTCTCTAAGATAAAGGTTATCGAAGGTAACCGTAAGGTCCCCTGGAGTGGTCTTGCCTGGGTAGTGAAGCTTATCATTGACACGATCAATCGTGATAGCTTCGTTCTTCATGGAAAGACCACCAACCTGCTTCGCAGCGAGGGTAAGATCTGTTGAGTTTGTGATGTCCTCAGGCAGTCCGAAGAAGTGAATCTCGAACTGATATGTCCTGACGGAATCTAGATCAGTGGACACGGTAGGAAGACCCTGACCTGGGGTGAAATTTCTTCCGTACTTTTCCTTATAGTAAGATGTTGCCATTAGTTATCTCCTTATAGGTTTCCTAACTGAGCCGACTGGTTCGTCAGGTTAATTTCAAAGATGAGGATCTCAGCAGTCTTGGTAGGCTTAACAAGAACCTTAGTCCAGAGTTCGTTACGATCAACTCTGATTGGAGTGTTCACTGTCTCGTCACATACGACACGGAACTCAGTGATGCCCCGCCTTCTGCGGATGTCATCAAGGAAGGGGTTGAGAACTCCCTCAATCTGCGCCCAAGTAAACTCGTCGTTAGGCTCGAAGACAAACCTCTGCGTAGAGAGAAGGATGATCTTACGAATGTAGATCATGAGTCTGCGGACATTGATACGGTCGAGTGCCGTTGGGTTTCTTTGAGTAGTTCTTTGACCAAAGATAGTGATACCCTGCTGCGGGAAGTTAACGATGGGGTTGATTACGTTACCTCCGCTGTACAGGCTGTCTCTATCGCCTTGGTTGAGCTTAACCTCAGTCTCTGAGGGCTTAGTGAGGCGACCTCTACGGAAACCAGCAGGAGCAAACCAGCTATCGGCAACCGCATCGGTGTAGGCCATCTGACGAGCCGCAAAGATAGTAGGATCTAGGAAACGATCCTTACCGTCGAAGGTAGAGAAAATCTTGACATGAGGCCAGTAGATGGCAGCATAGGAACTGTTGATCGCAGCAGTTCTGGAACCTGCCGTGCTAGAGGACTTTCCGTTACTCCAGTCGATAGCATTTTGAACTGTGCCGATAGCAAGAGGAGGTGCAACCAGCGCCAAGAAGTTTTGTGTGGTCTCAGCGAGAGTAATTAAAGCATTCTGTACAGCTTGCGTGTACACTCCAGGAACTAAAGCTATACCGATGTTAAGAATCGGATCGTCAAGAGCTTGCATACCCGTCTTGGGATCCTCTGTGGCATCACCTATGAGAGAGGTTGTTTGATCGGAGTCGTCTCCGTTAGTTCCTCCAGCAAGGTTAGTTGCCGCAGACTGTACGAGCTTTACGAATCTACCTCCAGCATCGGTCAGAGGGGCATACTCCACTTCTCCCGTGATGCCTCCACCAACAATAGCCTTAGTCCTAACTTTGAACAATCCACTTCCAAAAAGAGTTTCGGCGGTGTCTATAAAACGAACAAGTCTAGCAGCAGTGGCATCGGACCCACCTTTTGTTAAGTTACCTTTGATTAGTTCAGAAGTTGGGTTATCCTGACCAGTATTAATTACGTCCTCAAGGAATACACCAGAGCCTACAAAACTGCCCTTAAAGGTTTCTTCAGCAACACCGTCTTGGTTGACGACAACACTAAAGTTTTGAGAGCCTAGGCCGTTGATAGTTATAGTGTTGCCACTAGTATCTCCGTTCGTTTTAACACCGCCGTTGTACCCAGTACCAGGAAAAAGACTTTCAATGTCATAGGAGCACCCAGTAGCAGCAGTTTCCTCCGAGGTCATGAACGTAGATCCAAAAACCTTGATGGCGGATACTAAATCACCAGAAGCTCCGAAGCCCGCGCTTCCAGCACTAGGCGAATATACTTGCCTGAGTGCATCAGCACCTTTAGCGGGATCAAAAGTTGTTCCAGAACAAGAACTTACTGAAAGAGTAGCGCCTGATCCAGCGAAGCTGCCTACGATTGCTCCAGACAGACCCAGGTTGCTCGTTCCTACGGCATCATCGTCGAAGACGCCAACCTTGTCAGCATCCAGAGCGCCACCAATAATGCTCCTTAGGGCAGCGGCCTGTGATGGAGCAGTTCCTACGGGAACAACAAAATCCTTACCTGCTCCACCATTGTCTGTGAACTGAGCCGCACCTTCGTTGTCGGTGACTTGAATTCTAAGAGTAAGAGCACTAGCTCCAGTGCCTGTTCCTCCGAAGCAGTTTGCTACATCAACGCCCGCATCAGGACCAGAGACGATTAGCGCAGGGCAGCTTCCTAAAGGCATTGTAGCGGAGGCATCAGCAGCAGACTCGTTAGCGGCTCGAACAAAGTAGAGAGAGTTCGTTGTCTCTAGAATTTCAAGACCGCCCTCAAGAGCCTGACCTACGATATCCTCACTAGGCTCACCAAAGGTTCTGATCAACTTGTTCTGATCGGTAATCAGGGTAGCTTTGTTGGTAGGTCCTTTAGAGGCGAAACCAACAATACCTACGATTGATGTGTTAATCGAAGGTGCGTAATCGGAAATGTCTTTCTCAATGGTGTAAACACCAGGGCTCACATAATTAGGCATAACTTAGTCCTCAAGCGTTAGAAATTTTAAAAATTCTGCGACGGTGCAGAGTTTTGATCTGTTCTGTTATGTACGCCTCAGGAACCACAATGGACTCCCCAGGCTTCATGTACTTTTCAAGACACCCCGTTTCTGTGTTGAAGTATACTGTAATTGTTTGCATACAATCGTTTTTTACAACCTTCATGACTAATCCTCTCTTTAGTATGTACCCTTTCTTGCTGGTTTTTGTGAAACTTTTTTACTGAGCAAACACTTTATCTTGTGTTACCTGAGTCACTGGTGATGCGTGCGGAGGGAATCCATGTCCAGCGATATTATCTGCGACCAGGGAAACAACGCTATTCTCTACAAATACTTTAGGAGCCCCAGGACCTAGTATAACTCCT